ATCGGTCGTCAGCGTGAAGATATGTCGGTTACTGGGATTTCTTTAGGTGTCGCTGTTTCTGATCAAGTGGCGTTTCTTGGGCATAACGGAATTGAATTTTCCGCACCACAAGAGGAAGATATTTTCTGGCTAATCTGATGCGCTATTTTCTCTTATTCTTTTTGATCTGCTATCCCACGGTTGTTCTTGCTGATCCGGTGTCAATCGCTATTGCGGCGGCTACTGCCGGTGCTTCAACTGCGGTTGCATACGTCACTGGCACTTTAGCAATTAGCGCAATGAGTTATTTTGCTTTAAGTTTTGCCGTAACGCTTGGCCTTTCTTACATATCATCATCATTACAACCAAAGCCGAAAACGCCAACCTTTTCTGGTCAGCAAGGATATCAGGTCGCCGGTATAGGCGCGGCTCAAGACCACGCGATTATCTATGGGCAAACAAGGGTTGGCGGTGTTGTTGTTTATAAAGAAGCAACAGACAACAACAAATATTTGCATCTGGTTGTTGCGATTGCCGGTCACGAATGTGAAGAAATCACAAGCGTTTATCTTAATGATGAAATACTAACTCTTGATGGTGACGGAAACGCAACTGCGCCATCTAAGTATGACGGTTATGTGCGTGTTAAGACGCATCTAGGCACTGATACGCAAGAAGCCGATGACACGCTTGTTAGCGAGTCAGATGGCTTATGGACGGTTGACCATAGATTGCAGGGGATATGTTACGCATATATCCGCTTGGAGTTTAACGCTGATAGCTTCCCGAATGGCGAACCGGCGATCAGTTTTTTAGTTAAGGGCAAGAAGGTATATAATCCAAACACAGAAACAACCGCTTGGTCAGATAATGCGGCTTTATGTTTGCGCGATTATTTAACGGCTGACTATGGTCTGGCAACTGACGACATTGATGAAACGCTGTTCGCTACTGCCGCAAATATCTGCGATGAGAGCGTTGCGCTGGCGGCTGGCGGCACAGAAAAGCGATACACAACTAACGGATCATTTACCACAGCCGGGACACCAAGAGATATTATAGATGACTTGCTTCGCGCTATGGGTGGGACAATCTGGTATGCTCAAGGCTATTGGCGCGTTAAGGCGGCGGCTTACACGACACCAGTCTTAGCTTTTGATGAGGATGATCTTCGGTCAGCGATTAAGATCAACACAAGACATTCGCGGCGCGATAACTTCAATACGGTTCGCGGTACATTCAGAGGCGCGGAAACCAATTATCAAGTTAGCGACTATCCAGAAGTGTCATCGGAGTTCTTTATTGATGTTGACGGTGGCGATAAGAGCGTTATTGATTTTGATTTGGGATATACCAATACATCAACACGCGCACAACGTATCGCTAAGATTGCGCTTTATCGTCAGCGTGAACAGTTAAGCGTTTCCGCTTCATTTGGGATGCGTGCGTTTCAAGTTCAGATTGGCGACATCATTAACTTAACAAATACACGCGCTGGCTGGGATGAAAAGACTTTTGAAGTTGTGAATTGGCAATTTGTTCCAGAGGCTGATGGTACGCTTATCGTTAATATGGATTTGCGTGAAATATCTTCTGCGGTGTTTAGCTGGGCGGCAGAAGAAAGCGCGTTTGAAACAAACAACACCACGCTTGCCGATCCGTTCGATGTGCCGCCAATCGGTGTAAATATCACATCCGAAGCGCGTGTTATTAACGAGCATTTGACCAATGTTATTGTCGCAACGGTTTCATCTGACGCGCCAGAGCGTATTGATCAGGTGGAAGTGCAGTTTAAGAAGACCAGCGAAACCGATTATCGTTTAGCCGGTTTTGGCGATCTAGGTATAACCGAAGTGCTAGATGTTGAAGATGCGGAATACGATGTGCGTGCGCGTGCGATCAATACGTTCGGGATTAAGGGCGACTTTGTTACGATCACTAATATCACGGTTGATGGTCTAGCCGATCCACCGGCTGATGTTGAAAACTTTAGCTTCAACGTATCGTCTGCCGGTATTCATCTTGAGTGGGATGCTGTTCCTGATCTTGATCTGTCTTTTTATCGCATTAGATACACGCCTGATGAAAGCGGCGGCACTTTCGCTAATGCCACGACTGCGGTTGATAAGGTTGCGCGTCCGGGCAATAGCGTCACAGTTCCACCGCGTTCTGGCACTTATCTTATTAAGGCATACGACAAATCTGGCAACCAATCCGTCAATCCGACTTCTGTCGTTGTGCGTGAAGAAGATTTAGATGTATTCGCAACAACATTAACGCAAGCTGAACATACTGCGTTTAGCGGCACAAAAACAGGTTGTTCCGTTTCATCAAGTCGTTTAAGAATAACTGATCCATCAACTGCGCCATCGACCTCGACTTATTTGTTCAGTAATTACATTGACACAAGTTCGGTTCGGGTTGCGCGTGTTAATATGGATGTTAAGGTACTTCGGATTAATGATGCGGCGACAGATACATTTGACACGTTGACAGGATTGTTTGATAGCCTGCCGGGCAACTTCGATGATCTAACCGGTAGCACATCATTTACCGATACAAATGTTATTCAGTTTGTATCGACAACAGACGATGATCCGGCTGGTTCGCCAAGTTGGTCAGATTATAAGCGTTTCAAGTCTGGTGACTTTTCTGGACGCGCGTTCAGATTTAAGGTAGAATTGCAATCGACTGCGGATGACATCACTCCGGCGATTGAGGAATTAACCGCAAAGGTGAGATATAACTAATGGCAACACACGATTATGTTATTGACAATCAGACCACACCGGCTTTTCGGTCTGATCTAAACAACGTTTTATCCGCTATTGTGACAAACAATAGCAGTTCATCTGCGCCATCCACGACTTATGCTGGGATGTGGTGGCTAGATACGACAAATAATTATCTTAAAATACGCGATAAGAATGATGCGAATTGGATCACGATTGGCGAGTTCGATGTTGCTAATAGTCGCTTTGAGTTGATTAGCAATAGCTTAACTGCGGCATCTGCGGCTGGGATTGATATATTTAATTCATCCGGCACGAAGATAATTGACTTGCAAGTTGCATCACAAGCAACTGCGGAAACCGGCACGAACAACACAGAAATAATGACACCGCTTCGAGTGGCGCAATCTATTGCGGCAAATGTTGTCGGCTATCCGCAAGTTATTACGACATTAACAAGCGGCACAAGTTACACCATCCCATCTGGCGCACAGGCGATCTTAATTCGCGCTTCTGGTGGCGGTGGAGGTGGCGCGGTACACGCTAACCCCGGCACTGGCGGTCTTGGCACTAATAGTTATACTCAGGGTGGTGCTGGCGGCGTAACAACGGTGTCTAATGCAACACTTGGCATTAGTGTCAATGCGCCGGGTGGTTCGCGCGGCAGTGTTGGCGGTGCTATGTCAACATCTGAATGGCACACAAATCAGGGGACACCCTCTGGCGGTGATGTTTTTTGGAACGCTGGCGCGTCCGGCGGCAGAACAACAGGGAACAATTTCGATAATTCACAAGAAGATGGTGGTGCTGGTTGCGTTGTTCAAAAGTATGTTACCGGGGCGGCTGTTGGCGGCAAGACATTAACTTATTCTTTAGGTGCTGGCGGCACAGCAACAACTAACGGTGGCTCTATTCAGCCAGAACCCGGTCGTCCGGGCTATATTGAAATCACAGTGTGGTAGGTGGAAAATGCCTGATAAAAAGATATCCGAACTTGATGCGATTACCGGTTCAGCTACTGCGGCTGATGACTTCTTTATTGTTGTTGATAGCTCTGGCGCATCAACGAATAAGATTAGTCGCGCTGAATTAAATAACGCGATTGAACAGGATGTTTTAGAGAACATCAGCATAACTAATCTAACAAGTGATCTAAACACCAACGGCAACGACATCAAATTCGGCGACAACGACAAGGCTACTTTTGGCGATGCTGTTGGCGGCGATTTGCAGATTTATCACGATGGGTTAAATAGTTACATTCAAGATGATGGCACAGGTAACTTATTTATTCAGGCATCGAATGTCTTGTGGCTTCGCAACGCTACTGGCATTGCATATTTTAGTGGGACTTCAGCTGGTGAAACAGCATTATACTACAATGGTGGGGAAAGGCTCGCCACAAAATCTGGCGGCATTGATGTCACTGGCGCTGTGACGGCTGATGGTGTTCTGAACAACAACAAGTCAGAGTTTTTTGCATCAGAAAGCGCATTGGTTTCCACAGGTAGCACTGCAAAAGTCTATGCTACAAATAGCACTTTTGATGGTGTAAACGGCTCACTTGTTCTGCAAAGCCGTCCAACTTCTGGTGCTGATGTTTACATTGCTACAGGCGCAACACCTAAAAAAGTGGCAAAGTTTGATGATGGCGGCGACATCAGCTTCTACGACAGCACAGGCGTGACGCAAGGTTTCTTCTGGGATGCCGACCAACAGCAATTAGGGCTGGGAACAATTTCGCCAAACAGAAAACTAACCGTTCAAGATAGCGTTGGCACAGTTGCTACTTTTGAAACCACTGGCACAAATGGCGGTGGCATTTCATTGGGCGATGCAAACACAACATCAAACTATGTGCGTATTCGTGGTATTGGCAATGAAATGAATTTTGTTACCAACAACACAGAAAGTATGCGTATTGACAGCAGTGGCAACGTGGGCATTGGGACTTCGCCTAGTACTGATTTTGAAGTTTATAGGGGTAGTGGTAATGTTGACATTAAAGTAAATCGTGGCGATGCAGACTATATACAGTTAAGTGCAGGTTCTACTAGAAACTTTATAACTTCAAACACCTATGATTTTGCGATTGATGTCAACGGCGAAGAACGTATGCGCATCGACAGCAGTGGCAACGTGGGCATTGGGACTGCTAGCCCTGCAAGGCAGGTTCATCTGCACAACAGTTCTGGTGACAATAACCTGCATATCACCAACTCAACAACTGGCGCAACTGCAACTGATGGGTTTAGCATTGTAAGCCAATCTAGCACAAATGATGTTTTACTGAATCAGCGTGAAACTGCAAATATGCGGTTTTTTACTGGCAACACAGAACGTATGCGCATCGACAGCAGTGGGCATCTAATTGCGCCAAACGGCATCACACTAGGCACAGCAGTAGGCACATATAATGCAGATAATACGCTGGATGACTATGAGGAAGGGTCTTGGACGCCAGCGTTTAATCTAGTAACCGTAACCCACACAGCGCAATACGGTCGCTATGTTAAAATCGGAAGGCTAGTCTATTGCAAAGCAAGAATTGAAGTGTCTTCTATTGATAACACGGATACGTCTGGTATTCAGCTTAGTGTACCTTTTTCGGCAAATAGTGGTACGGCTCAAGGTGGTGCGGCAACTACTTTTGCTTACGATGGTCAAAATTCAACATTAATGGATGGCTCTCACGCTGACGTTTACGGGGCTCTTGTTACTGGACCTACTTTTGCCGTGACTAATGACAGCGGCGGCAATATGCAATATGCCCAATTAACACAAACTAGCGGCATCTTTCAATTTGCATTTACTTATGAAGCAACAACCTAACCTGATTGGACATCAGGTCGGACAGTCCAACCATCACAGGAGATAAACGATGGCATTAACAGAAGAAACAATCCAAGACAAAATCGAAATCGTAGGTGACTACAAGCACATCCAAGTACGCACCGCAACAGTCATCAAGCGTGATGGCGTTGAGATTAGCCGTAGCTTTCACAGGCACGTTGTAGCACCTGACGCTGACATCACAGGCGAAAGCGCAGAGGTGCAAGCTATTTGTGCGGCTGTACATACACAAGCAGTCAAGGATGCGTATGCGGCGCATTTGGCAGGACAGGAGTAAATTATGACAACCTACACTTGGGATTTCCCACAAATCGACACAGCCCCCACAGAGGGTTCTTTAACAGATGTAGCCAAGTCAGTACATTGGCGGCTGAAAGCAACCCACGACAGCGCAACGAATGACGAAGGCGCACCGCTTTCTGTCAGTGCGTATGGTAGTGCTGGTGTTGGCGAAGCTAATGCCGACAGCTTCACAGCGTTTGACAGTCTCACTCAGGAACAGGTAAAGGGCTGGGTGCTTGCATCACTGGACAAGACCGAAGCTGAATTACAGGCTATGCTAACCCAACAGCTAGACAATCTCATCAGTCCACCCACTGTGGGCAAACTTCCATCGGGGTGGTAACAATGGAAATGAGCAATCTTCTGGACGTTCTAATATTCGTTATAATCGGCGGTGGTGCTTGGTACATTAACCAGCTCACTGCTAGGATTAACCGTCTGGAAGAACGCATCAATTCCACCAGAGAGACGTTTATCCATAAAGATGAGATGTCTTCAATGATGGGGCGCATCGAGGACAGGTTTGCTCGGTTAGAAGACTTGTTGCATCGGTTGATGGAAAAGTGAGTCAGGTTCTGGTCATCTTTGTTATCCTTACACAGCAGATGACATTTGTTATAAAGCCTTACGACTTAGATTACTGCCCCACCTATGAAGAAGCAAAAGCGAATATGTCACATTTATACCAAGAATATGATGTGGGATATTGGTCGTATCAGTGTTTTAATCGAGGCAGTAATGTGTGATGTCAAATTTTGTAGTGGCATTTTCGCTGGTGATGTATTTGGGGGCAGGTGATGCTAGAAGAGCTATTGATACAAATCTCCAATTTTATAATGTGGATGATTGTAATTATTTTGCATCTCGCCTCGCTAAACGATACGGCAATTACAGCCATATAGATTTTATTGATCCAAGAGACAGGGTTACGACATACTGTATTCCTAAAGCATATGACCCTAGCTTAGTGGAGATATTCTGATGCTTGCTGAATTGAGTGCCGCCAATGCCGCCTTCGCTATCATTAAGCAAGCCGTCACTAATGCTGGTGATGTGGCTAGGGCTGGCTCTGCGCTTACCTCTTTCGCCACAGCCAAGGAAGATTTGGAAAAGAAACTGCGCGGCAAGAACAAGGCCGCCGCAAACCAGTCAGACTTAGAAGCGTTCCTAGCCTTAGAACAAATCAAGCAATATGAGAAAGATCTCAAAGAAATTATGATTTATACAGGTCGACCCGGACTATGGGCAGACTGGCAAGGGTTTCAAGCTGAAGCTAGGAAGGAACGCCGCGAGGCAGAACTGAAGGCTGAACGCCGCAAAGAGTTTATGGCTGAAATTGTTGTTGGTTTTCTGGCTACAATAATATTTATTGGTATTGTTGGAACGGCGGTTTATGTGCTTAGGGGCTAAATGATAACAGAAACCACGGTCGGCTTAATCGGTGAATATCTGACTGCCGCATCGCTCTTGCAGATGGGCTGGCGCGTATCGATGGCGGCGCAAGATAAGGTTGATCTGGTCGCGTGGTTTGGACAAGAGTTTATCCGCGTTCAGTGTAAATCATCGCAATCTTATCAGCGCAAGAGTTCTAGCGGCTATCAGTTCCAGCTAGGATCGGGTTCAAAAAAGAAGATATTACCAACGGTTGAAGATTATGATATGCTTGCTTGTTGCGCGATTAACCAGCGCAGAATTGTGTTTTTCGCAACCGAACAGGTTCAACAATACACGAAACGTTTCACATACCGCTATTTTGAAAATCCCGATGTGGAAGAAGATAGCTTTAAAAAAGCGATTGAAATCATAAGAGGTAGATAATGGATTGGTCTAAATATCCGAACTTCACTAAGAAAGAGTTCGATTGTCAGGAAACCGGCGAAAACCAAATGCAGGAATCCTTTATGGAAAAGTTACAGGCATTACGAACCGCCTATGGTGCGCCTATGCGCGTCACTAGCGGCTTTCGTGATCCCCGGCATAGTATCGAAGTGTCTAAGTCTGCGCCCGGCGTACACACGCGCGGTTGCGCCGTTGATATAGCTTGTGACGGTCAAGATGCTTACGAAATAATGAAGATTGCCTTAGAATTAGGTTTTACCGGCATTGGCGTTCAGCAACGCGGCTCATCGCGTTTCTTGCATCTGGACACCTACACCGGCGATCCGCGCCCGAACGTATGGAGTTACTAAAATGTTGAATGTACTGAATAGCATCTTAGGCGGTGGTGATGTCATCAAGAAAGGTCTTGATCTGATCGATGATATGCACACCAGCACCGAAGAAGAAATTAAGGCCAAGAGCAAGGCCAAGATCGATCTAATGGGTGCATACGCACCATTCAAGATTGCCCAAAGATACCTAGCTCTTATGTTTGGCGGCACGTTCTTGGGCAGTTATATGATCGTGCTAGGAATGACGATATCCGGATATGGTGATCCGGATGCCGTCACTAAGGTGATGGAACAGTTCAGCATCAATTACGCGATGCTGATTATTCTTGGTTTTTACTTCGGCGGCGGTGTTGTCGATAGCTTCAAAGCTAAGAAATAACCTTCAGCGTTAACGTCTTTTGCCGCGATATGGTTTCGGGTTTAGCCGGTACAATCTTTTCCGGTTGCGCCCGAACCTTTCGCATAGGCCATTTGACGATATATCGCTTGCCGGCTATTTCCGCTTCACCTTCAGCCGCTTCGCCCAGCACCTCTTTAATAGATGCTTCGAGTTCATCGATGCGGCGTTCCGCTTCTTTCTTGTCGTCTTTCGCTTGCGCTAAGTCTAACAATAGCTTCTGACCACCTTGAACGCTTGCGAAATCTATCGCTGGAACGGCTTCAGAGGCCACAGGATAGGCGTTATTACCATCTGCGCTTGATGATACCGGATAAGGTTCTTTATCGGCTCTGCGGCGTTCAAACACGCTTATCGCATCGATAATGCGGTTTTGCATTTCAGTATCAGCTTTATAGACGAATATCCGAAGTGTCACGCCTTGATATAGGGTTGCGATTGCGCCCCAACTGAAGCCGGTACACATCATCTGCGCTTGTATCTGCCAAAGGCCACGATAGGCGGCTGGGCGTTCTTCTGGTGGTGCGCTAGTTAGTTTAGCCTCTAAACAGCCCCATCCATCAACATCAATAGAACCGTCTTCGGTCATAACATAAATGCCATTGTTCGGATCGGTCTTTATCGTGCCGGTTAGCTTGCCCATACCATCTAAAGACGCGGCAAGCATCACGCCTTTACAGAAAAACGGTTCGTTAAGGTTTAGATCGCTTTCGGTTATCCCAAGCCGTTCGCAAGCGGTCTTTAGGATGTACGGTTCTAACGCATCGCCGTGATGCGTTGCCTCATTACCGTTAAAAGTTTCCGGATCAGGTTCACCGTTATCTAAAGCGATGATCCGCTTCAGATGTTCGTTTTGCGTCTTATAAGGTGATAGCCCCATAATCACCGGCACGACCGATGCGCTAACCATATTATCTGGTGTTAATTTACCGACCATTTCCTACTCCTGTAACTTAGCTTGTTCATTGTAGTGTTCATTGGTTAGAACCCAATTAGTTTCTAATTTTGTTTCTGCACGATCCAAGAGTGTGAAAAGACGTTCTTCCTTTTCATTTGTATCACGATCAAGTTTGTAAACAATGCTATTCACTCCTATCCGAATTATTGTTTTTATTGCCTGTGCTTCTTCTGATGTCAGGAATATTACATAATTTTTCATTAATTCGCGTTTTGGTTTATCGGTCATTTTATTCTCCTATTTCTGCTTTGATTTTTTGTATCGCGGACTCTGCGACTTCTTGAAACAACACAACACTTTCTGGGTCTTGATTTTGTATTATTGCTATATCCCTTAATTTTTGTTTGCCAATAATTGCGGCTAATTTTAGCGCAACAAGTTCTGCCCAAGTCAAATTTAACGTATATGTTTTCATTTTACATACCTCCAAAATATGCGATTGCGCCCCACCACGTCAGGTAAGGGTTTCCAGTTATGTTAAGCCAGCCCATCACGAAGACAGCCCCGGCAAGATAAGCGATAAATTTAAGCATCAGTAATCTCCACAAATTCGCTAACGTAAAATTCATCGATGTTTTCGCTCAACTCTTTGCTGTTCATATTTTCTATTGCGAGTTGTGCGCGTTCTATTGCTAGGTCGTGGTCAGGTGCGCTTATGCAAATGCTAACAGTCACCTTGACTTCAAACGTAACAATAAACTCTTCTTCTGGTCTGATAATCATAGCAGTTTTACCTTTATCCAGTTAATCATTGAACTTTTGTTGTTGAAACGCACAAAGTAACCCTTGAAGTCAATGCCGCGACCACCAGCGGCTTTCCAAGCATTTAACGCCTCTTCGCGCGTTGCAAATATTTCAATCGGCAAATCATTGCCAATACGATACTCCGGGTCTTCTAATACGAAGATCGAAGCGGATACTTTTGGAATAGGTTCGCTCATAATACCGAATGACCCCGACCGCTTAGGCAGTTATTAATCATTTCTTGAACCCAAAACTCATCACCCATCGTCCAGAACGATTTAGCCGGATCGACTAGCTGGCGACATTCGTTAAGATCACGCTGGAATAACTGCGCGTTTTCTTTTGATGCGCGTAAATCCACAATCGGTTCATAGCGCGTGCAACCGGCTAATGCGATTGCGGTGGTTATAATAAGTGTTCTAATCATTGTGCGTTCTCCCTTTCGTGGCGGCACTAGGCCGCCACCTTTCTGATTTCGTCAAATGCTTCTTTTGTGATAGCGATTGCAACCATCGGCACACGGCGAAAAGCTGTTCCAGCTTCATACTCATCGTCAATAATAGCACCCTTCTGAAGTAGGCTTGAGATAACGCCGCGATAAACCTTTGGATCAAGGTTGTGCTTGCTAAAGATTGTGCCCCACTCGCGAGTACCATCAGTAGTCAATTCAAAAGTGTCAATGTATGGCCAAACATTGTCATCATCTTCAGCCTGCCATTCGTTGCCGTGGTTAGCGGCTAGGATGTTAAGAACATTCATTTCAAGGTCTGTATAAGTCATCAGATAATCTCCCTTTCGGGGCGGCACTAGGCCGCCGATCCTAATTCGTTAATGTGTCTTTCAAAGATGCGATTAAGATCGCTTCTAACATCTGGGTTATTAATATATGCGAAGCGAAGAGTGTCGAGTGATACGCCAAGTTCTTCGGCGCACCTTTCCATAATCGCGTTAATGAAAGTTGAAAAAAGTTTTTTTGTTTGTTGTTCGGTCATCGCTTTATCTCCCGTGTTTGCGTTGCCTATAACCTTAATATATAGCATTTTGATATAATTAAAAGAAAAAAATGCCCTTTTTTTAAAAAAAATATCAAGGTTATTTACAAACGATATCTAGTTGATATATAAAATGGCTAAAGGAGTCACTGTTATGTCAGACGATCTAAAGAATTTATTCATCCGCATTAGGCCAGAAACCTATGATCTGATAGCGGAATATTCACGCAAGAACAGACGTTCGATGGCGGCATTTGTTGACGAAACGATGCTGAATGAACTAAAGCGCATCCGCGATGAAGAGGATCGCATCGATAATGCAACACGCAACGCTGGGGCGATTAGCTAATGCGTCCGGGTGGTGGGCGCGATAAAGGACACGCTTGGGAGCGTGAATGTTGTAAGTTGCTCGAAGAGGCACTTGGCATTAAGTTTCAGCGTATTCTATCGCAAACGCGCGAAGGTGGTCTTGCCGACATTGAACCGGTGGAAGTCAGTAACTTCCCATTTGTCATTGAGTGCAAGCGTTACGGCGTAGGCGTACAAGCAAAGCCGGAATGGTGGGATCAGATTTGCGTTGCGGCGCGTAAGGCCGGCGGTAACAAGTTACCTTGCCTCATTTACCGTTATGATAGGCAACAGCCACGCGTGCGTTTGCCGCTTGAGGCGGTTGCCAGCATAAAAGACTTTAACGTGTATTCCGGCGGCGGTATGCCTCACGATTGGCGATATGCGTGCGAAATGGATATGGAAACATTCTATTATGTGTGCAGGGAGTTGCTATGACTTGGTATGAAACGCCAAAAGCAATCGCACGCGAAAAGGAACTTATGGCGGCAATCGCTGAACGCTATAAATGCGAGTGCGTTGATCTGCCGCCGAAGTATGTTATGGATGCGCTTCTAATTCGCGGCGATAAGGCGTTAGGGTTTATCGAAATCAAGACGCGCAGTTTCGCATCAACAGAATATCCAACGATGATGGTCAACTTGCACAAAGTTATAGCCGCGTCTAATCTGAAGAACGCAACTGGGCTAAAATGCAAGTTACTAGTGGAATGGACGGATCGGATCGGCATCATTAACTTTGATGCTGAACACGATATCGGGATAAGCAGACGGACTGATAGGGATGATCCGGTCGATCTGTTTGCTTATTACCCGATTAGCGGCTTCACCTTCGGTGAGGTCAAATGCAACTAATGTTATTGTTATAGGAGTTATTGTTATGGCATTAGGTTTTAATCTTGAAGAAAGCACATCTACTGGGGATATCCTTCCTATCGTTAAATACGATGCGAAGGCTGGGGATTTCATTAAACAGGATCGCGTGCAAGACGCGTCTGGGCAATGGATCAAACAGGAAAGCGAAATGCAGTTTCCCACTAAGTTCGTGATGGATATGGATAATCTCGAAGTTGGCTGGTTATCGTTTGAGACTGGGCGACCAGACTTCAGAACGGTAAAGGTTGGCGAAGCTGTTCCAGCAAAACCCGAAGGCGACTTTAAGCGTGCGTTCCGTGTCAGGATTGCATCTAAAGAGTTGGGTTTGCGCGAGTTCTCACATTCTGCTAAAACAGTATTGAGGGCATTGGACGAACTGCACAACGCTTTCGAGGCAACCAAAGCACAACATCCCGGTCAAGTTCCGGTTGTTGAGATTACCGGCACAGTTCCGGTAAAGGTTAGCACGCCTCAAGGCGAACTTCGTTTCAAAGCACCGGAATGGAACATATCTGGCTGGGTGGATAAACCGGATATGTTGACAGGTTCTGCGCCTGAACCTGTCGCTCCTGCGCCGACCCCAGCGGCTCAGTCTGATGACGACTTGTTTTAGGTCGTAGAAGGTGGCGGTCTAGCTTTCTCCCAGCTAGGCCGCCATCGTTTCTGGCGATTGGGAGAACTGGGAGCAATTAAAATGACAACAAATTATGCGGCTTACATAGAACCGGTTGCAACGCATTATCTGGGAACACCCACGAAGCGACACGGTGATAAGATTTACTTCGGCAATAAGTTCAGCAAGGTCGTTGATCTAAAGGCTGGCACTTTCTATGACCACGAACTAGGTCAAGGCGGCGGCGTGATGGAAATGATACGTCTCCACGAAAGCGCATCGCTAATGTCTATCGCCGACATAGCCGAAAAGAAGTTCAACATATCGAAGCGCGTACAGCCGGCGTTAGAACGTACGCTAAAGCGTACGACACCATATTCCTATTATGACGCTGACGGCGTTGAAGCGTATCAGGTTCTTCGAATTGATGAAGGCGGCAAGAAAACATATCGTCAGCGTAGGTCAGACGGAAATGGCGGTTGGGTTTGGTCAGTTAAAGACATTGATCCGCTTCCGTATAATCTGCCCGACATCCTAACCAATCCTGACAAGACTATTTATATAGTCGAAGGCGAAAAGGCGGCAGAGGCGTTAAAGCGTTATAGCGTTATAGCGTCAACGAACCACGGCGGTGCTGGTAATTGGAAGCCAGAGTTAAACAAATATTTCGCTGGGCGTAATGTCGTCATCATCCCCGACAATGATGAGGCTGGCGACAAGCACGCGATAAAGGTGATTAACGAACTATTGCCGGTGGCAAAAGCGGTTAAGCGCGTTGATCTGCCTAATCTGCCTGACAAGGGCGATGCGGTTGATTGGCTGGACGCTGGCAACACCATCGAACAACTGCGTGAGTTAGTTAAGAACGCACCGAAGATCGAAGCGAAGGTGGATGAACCGCCAGCGAAGATACTGCCTATCTTGGGGCTAAACGAATTGCGTAATATGCCGCCAGTTAAGTGGCTGGTCGATGGGGTTATAACGAAACACGGTTTCACCGCATTATACGGCGCACCCGGCGTAGGTAAATCGTTTATCGCGTTAGACATAGCGTTATCGGTCGCTTATGGGCGTGCGTGGCACGACAGACCGGTTGACGGCGGTAAGGTGCTATATATAGCAGGCGAAGGCGTAGGCGGCCTTGGTAAGCGCGTTAAAGCGTGGGAAACCCATTATGGTCTGAACGAAGATGTGCCGCTTCAAGTTGTACCGAAGGCGGTGCAGTTTCGTGATGAAGCGGACATACAGGAATTGATTGACACCATTGACCATTTCGGCGGTGGCTATCGGCTTATTGTAATCGATACTGTTGCCAGATCAATGGTCGGTATGGAAGAGAACAGTAGTTCTGAAATTGGCATCTTCGTTGAGGCGTGCGACAGGATACGCACACACGCCGGTTGCGCGTTGCTGGCGATACATCATAGCGGTAAGGACGCTAGTCGCGGTATGCGCGGTTCTAACGCGCTTCTAGGGGCGGTTGATACGTCACTGCAAGTTAAGTCGGCTGGCGATGATGTGTTAGTACACGTTGAAAAGCAGAAGGACGCTGAACCAGTTCCAGATATGCAGTTTGCTTTCGAGAAGGTTGCATTGGTCGCTGACGATAGCGCGGTGATTAAATCAGTTCAGGTTAAGAAGGAAAAAAAGGGCGTAACCCTGAACCCTAATCAGCAAAGCGCGTGGTATAATATTCTTGCGGAGTATAATGCCACCGGCAAAAATCCAGTATTTAGAAAGATGGTTCTGAATCGAATGGAAGAAGAATGGGTTAAAAATGGCAACATTAATTATGTGAACCCATCAGGTGAACGTGGAAGGGCAATTAACCAACTGCAAGAAAAAAAGGGGTTAATCTTGCAAGATGATGGCAAGCAATTAATTACTATTATCAGGGACTTAGAAGGAAGGGAATTTGATGCTGATTTGTTTTAAGGTTAAAAAAGTTAAAAAGGTTAATGTTATGGTTAATCCGCAGAAAGTTAACCATTTTAACCACCACCCTATAGGGGTGGTTAAATAGGTTAATCTGGTGGTTACGAAAAGAGTTAAACAACCAACGAGAGGATGGTGGGGAATGGTAAAGCGTATCGCAAGAAGTGATGATGTTAATTATCGGCGCATCGAAGGCGCGTTGATGGATCACGATGCAACGGTTCGGTCATACGAATTACGGTGGGGCGTTGATCGATTACAAGAACTGGTATCGCAAGACACGCGCGATAAGTTCTACCAGCAACGATATCGATTGAATGATGCGATAGATAAGCACGATAGCATCGAGGTCGTGCGTCAGGTCGAAGTGACCAAGCGTGCTTATGCCGTGCTAGAGAAAGAGGCTATCGCGCGAGGCCATAAAGAAATAAGCGGTCGTTACTTTGAAGCACCGATGCCAAGCGGTAAGGTGCTGGCGGTTTGCGAAACAGAAGCGGATTGCGTTAAGGTTGCGCGCGACAATCGTGATATGGTCGTTTGGAGCGTTCAAGAGATTGCGCGAATATTGGACGCGGATAAAAAAGATACCGTTGACAGCATCGATGCGGTTAAGTCATTATTCCCCGGCGCAGAGGTCGTCAGCATCAGGCCGATACCTAAAGACGACATTGATGATGAAATTCCGTTCTAAAGGGAGCAATTATGAAAAAAGAAGATATATTGAAAGACGCGTTGAAGATTGTACAGGAACGCGGTGGCGAATACGGTGATGCCTATGATCTCCACGCGAAGATCGCGGTTATCTGGATGGGGCTGTTAGATATTGAGATTGCGCCGCATCAAGTACCATTGGCGATGATTGGAATAAAGATGGCTAGACTACTTGACAATCCATCACATCGGGATAGTTGGGTAGACATAGCCGGATATGCGGCTGTCGGCGCAGAGTGTGTTGATATTGACAATGTGATTAATTACGATGATTATGCTAAAGACGATTAGTTCCTCCCAACTGCCCCAGCCGCTTGTGCTGGGGATTTTTTTCAGTTAGGTTATTGTTATGAATCAGGTTTTGTTTTTTGCTGATGAGATCATCTGCAACAACTGTGAGAAAGAAACACACTGTATCGTTGAAGAGTTCAGTGGCATTATTGCTTGTGATAATTGCGGTTATGTCTTAGCTGACTTCGGTGATGATGAAGAGAATGTTGTTATCTTCACACTCGATAGTGGAACAGTTCAATGAACATAAACATCGCTTCTAATATATCCACGCTGGCTAAAGCGATTGATGCGTTCGGCAAGAACCAGATACCATTCGCCACGCATCGTGCGCTTAATGATACAGCGTTTGAAGTTCGTAAAGAGATTGTCGAAAGAACATATCCATCATCGTTCATAGTTAAGAACAAACAGTTTGCTAAAGCTATGTTTCGTGTTGAGCGTTCACCGTCTAAGCGTGTGCTGGTTGCGTCAGTGTTTGATCGGCTTGGTCGTGAGTATATGGTTAATCAAGCAGAGGGCGGCATAAAAGTTCCACGCGGCAAGTCTATCGCTATCCCAGCACAAGACCGTCCAGCCGTGCGAGGACGCGCCAGCTACAATAGAAATAAACCGCGCACTGTCTTAGGCAGACCGCGTGCGTTCGTGCAGACCGTAGGAAATCAAGAGATGATACTGGAACGGCGCACAAAGAATCGTTATCCGTTGAAGCGTTTATATTTGTTAGAGGACAGCGCGGTTAGAATACCGAAGCGTTTTCCGTTTTATGAAGATGCTCGCAGGACTGCTATCCGGTCGTTTGATAAGTCGTTTGCGAAGCGGTTCGCGGCGGCAAAGCGACCTGCCCGGCGGTAAAAGGTACTGTCTAGCTTCTTCTTCTACGGGT